TGGCGAGCAGGGTAATCCTGCCAATCATGACTCAGGTGGTGGGCGGCGCTCCATCCATGTTCGGGATCAGCGCGCCGGCGGGCGGGCAAGCGGCGCCCGGCGCCACCAGTGACCCTATGAGCTTTGCCAACAGCGCCTCCAACATCTGGAGCGCCGTGAGCGGCATGAGCGGCGCCGGGACACAGGCGGCTCTTGGCAGTGGATCCGTGGGGGCAACGGGCATGGGCGCCTCCATGGCCTCCTCCATCAATGCCTTTGGCGCCTCCACCATGGGCTTTGCACCGGGCACGGTGGCCGCGGCACCCTCCGCGGCGTTCGTGGGACCAATGCCCATGGCAACGGGCACCAGCACCATGGCCGGCGGCACCACGCTCACGGCGGGTTTGGGCGCCGGGCTTGGCGGTGCGGCGGTGGGCGGCATGATCGGCTCACTGGTGGGCAACGCCACCCAAAGCCGGGCGATCGGCGCCGGCACGGGCGCGCTCACCGGCGCCGCCGCCGGATTCATGATGGGGGGACCGATTGGCGCGGCGATCGGCGCCGTGGGTGGCGCGCTGATGGCGGCGCTCGGCACCGCCGGCAAGCCAAGCAATAAGGAGGGTAATGCCTCGCTGGACCTGAGCACCGGGCGCACACGGATCGGTGGACAGGAGGGCGAGAAATTCTCTCAGGAGAACAGGGATGCCGCCGCCGGCGCCGCCCGCGCTTTCGGCACCATCGGCGGCATGATGGGTGATTTCTCCGACCGCCGGCTAGGCGGGCAAATCCGCGTGGTGATGGGCGATCGGGACGGCATGAGCGCTCAGTTTGGCGATGCCAAGATCAGCTTTAAAAAGCGCAATGACGACGCAATGCGCGACATGACTCGCTGGTTTGTGGATCAGTTCGCCGCACAGCTAGGGCAGGATTTGCCGGGCGATGTGCGTACGGCGTTGCAGCGGATCGATTGGCGCGACGTGGAAACCGCGCTGGAGGATGTGGCCTTTGCGGGCACGTTCCGGGACCGGCTCAAGGCGCTCCAGGGCGGTTTCGGGCTGATTGATGAGGCCACGGAATCCACCCGTGCGGAGGTAAAGGCGCTCACCAACGGCATCATAGAGTTCAAGGCGCAGACGGCGCGGCTAGGGCTGGACACCGCCGCCGCGACGGAGGCCACGCGCTCCTTCGTGGAGGGCGTGCTGGGGATCCGGCAAGTAGCAGCGCCCATGACGGCGGCGGAAACCGCCGTGGCTTTGCTGAAGGTGCGCTTTGACGAAATGGCGCCGTTGCTGGCGGAGGTGGGAATCCACGCCGGCGAGGCGGCGCGCGGGCTGGAGCGCGCCATTGCAGCACTCCGCGATGATTTCGTTGCGGGGTTGGACCGCGAGTTCAATGAGCTGAGCGGAAACAAGTGGATCAACGATATTGACGATACCTTTGCGGTGTTCGCCACGCGGATGCGCGATGCCGCGGCGCTGGGTGGTGGCAGTGCGGAGGTGATGAGAAACAATCACGTTGCCATCCGCAACATCATGGAGGAGCTGAGCGACCAACAGCTAGGCGAGGCGGCGGCGCGTTACGGCGGCGATATCGCCACGCTGGCGGATGCCATCCGGGCGGCGCGGGCGGTGGTCGGGGAAGCCGCACCGGCGCTTGGTGCCGCCGTGATGGACGTGGCGGGATTCCTCGCCACGCTGGAGCGTGAGGCCAACGAGTCGAGCGGGCGCGGCCACATCAACCAAATCCGCGATCAGTTCTCCAGGATGAACGAACAGCTAGGCCTTGCCGCCCGCGCCGGCACGGGCGCGGATATCGTGCTGGCGAACAATCACCGGGCAATGGTGAACCTCCTCAACTCGCTTGGCGATCCACAGTTAGCGGATGCGGCGCAGCAGTTCGGCGGCAATATCGCCATCATAGCCGACTCCATCCGGGATGCTCGCGCCGCGGTGGGTGCCGCCGGGCCGGCGATTGCGCAAGGCCTGTTCGATGTGGGCGCTTGGCTCCGCGATCTGGGCCGCGAGGCCAATGATCTGAGTGGCGCCGGCTACGTCAATGCCGTCACGGATCAGTTTGCCCGCATGACGGAACAGCTCGCCATCGCGGAGCGCGTGGGCGCCGGCGCCAATGAGGTGCTGAGCAATAACCATCTCGCCATGGTCCGGATCATGGAGGCGCTGAGCGATGCACAGCTCACGGATGCCGCTAACCGCTTTGGCGGCGGCATCGCTGAAATCGCCCGGGCGCTGATCGCCGGGCGCGCGGCCACGGCGGCGGCGGCGGCGGCACAGGAGGCCGCAACACGGGCGGCACAGTTCCAAGCGGATGCCGTGGAGGCCGCGGCGGATCGGGTGGACCGGGCGCGGGAACAGGCGAGCCGGGCATATCAGCGCGAGATTGACGCGCAACAGGCGCTCAGCAATGCCGCCAAAGACACCGCGGATAACATGAGGCGGTTTGCCACGGGGTTCCGCGATTTCCGCCAGTCCCTCAATACCTCCGACCTTTCGTCGCTCTCGCCGGTGGACAGGTACAACGCCGCCCGGGCGGAGTTTGAATCCGTGGCGGGCCGGGCGGCGGGCGGGGATCAGACCGCCATGGCGCAGCTTGAGCAAGTAAGCCGCGATTTCCTCACCCAAAGCCGCGCCTACTTCGCCAGTTCCTCCGCCTACGCAAGCGATTTTCAGACGGTGCAACAGGCGCTCATCAGTGCGGAGGCGAGCGCACAGCAACAGGCTTCCGCGGCGGATCAGGCGCTTGCACAGGCGCAGCACCAGACGGCCATATTGCAAGCTCAGCTCGCCGCCATCGAAGGGAACACGGGCGCCACGCTCAGCGTGGCCGCGGCGGTACAGGAGCTAACCGCGGCGCTCCTCCACCAGCAACAGGTGGCCGGCGGCGCCTCCTCCAATCAGGCCTATGTGCAATCGCTGTATCAGGGCTTGCTTGGCCGCGAGGCGGAGGCCGGAGGTCTTGCCGCCTGGACGGCGTTGCTTGATCAGGGCATGAGCCGGGCGGAGGTGGAACGGCTCATTAAGGCCTCCGCTGAGGGGCAAGCGCGCGGCTACGCTTATGGCGGCATGGTGACCAACGGCACGTGGAACCGGGACTCAGTTACCGCCATGCTGGCGGGCGGTGAGTTCGTGACACGGGCGCCAAGCGTCAACTCCGGCACCCTCGCCACCCTTACGCACATCAACCGCACCGGGGCATTGCCGGCCAACAGCAACGGCGGCGAGCTGGCGGCGCTTCGCGATGATACCCGCCGGCAAACCATGGCCTTGCAGGATGGATTCCAACAGCTCCTCCGGCTCACGGAGCGGCAAACCCGCGATATCGCTGACCTTCGATCCGCTCAGCGGAGGCAAACCGCCGCATGATCTATTTGCTTGAAATTGACGCCTATGATCCGGCGTTGCCGGGCACCCGCACGCTCCGCTACAGCTCCGGCGCCGGCTACGGCACCGGGTACACCACGGCTAGGGCGGCAATCGCCGCCGGCGCCGGCTCCGCCACGCAAGTGCTTGATCCGCTGGTGACCTTCACGCGCGCCTCCAGCGCCACCCGCACCAATGAATCCGGCACCATGGAAACCGTGGGCGCCAATGTGCCGCGCTTTGACTATCAGGTGACCGGCACCACCACGAATCTGTTGCTTCACAGCGTTGGCCTGAGTAGTTGGGGCACGTCACAGGCCACCCGCACGCTCAACGCCGCCACCGCCCCGGATGGGCAGGAAAGCGCAAGCCGGTTTGTTGCCACCGGCACATCCAACACCTCGCCCGGCATCAACTCCGGCACCGGCGTAACCGCCGGATTGCCCTACACTTTCACGGTGCATTACAAGCGCGAAAGCGGCTCGGATTGGGTGCGGCTCCGGATCGACGCCGGCGGCACCATCCGCAGCGTATGGTTCAATGCCGCCACCGGCGCTCAGGGCACGGTGGAAACACCATCCGGCAACGTCGCCGCTTTATCGGCGGTGGCGCCGGTTTCGCTCGGCAACGGCTGGTGGCGCTTTGGATGCACGGTGACGTTTACCGCCACCAGCGTGAACTTTGCTGTGGCGCCGGCCACCGCCAACGGCTCCGCCACTATGGTGGTGGGTGACACATGGCTGATGTGGGGCGCTCAGCTAGAACAGGCCACGAGCGCCGGGCCGTTCATTGGCACCACCACGGAGCCGGCCACCGTGAGCACCACGGAGCCGTTGGGCTTGCTGGTGGAGGAGGCGCGGGCCAACGTGGTCACACGGAGCCAAGATTTCAGCACCGGGACCGCCGGGGCGTGGCTTAAGTACCATACCGCGCACGGCCATTCCGCGGATTGGAACAACTACATAATCAATGATCCGGCGGTGGTGTGCCCGGATGGCTCATACACCGCCGTAACGATCAGCTACATTGCCAACGGCCTCATCCTCCGGAAAAACAGCACCTTTGTCATTGGTACCCAATACGCGGTTTCGTGCTACGTCTACTATCCCTCCGGCTCATCCTTCACCATCACATGCAATAACGACACAACCACCGTTTCCACCACGATCACCGCCGCGCCGCGCTGGCAACGGGTGGTATGGCCTCCGATCACTCCCGCCGGCTCCAGCACCTTCATGGACATTGAGGCCAACTTGCCGGCGGCGTGCAGCTTTTGGGGGTTTCAGGTGGAGGCCACCACCACCGGCGTGCCCACCAGCTACATCCCAAACCTGCCCACCTTCACCGGGCGCACCAGCGTGGGCACGTGGTTTGACGCCTCCGGCGTGATGCAGACCGCGGCGGCGGGTGTCGCGCGCTATGGCTACGCCTACGGCGCCGCCGGGTGGGCGTCCACCGGCCTCATGCTGGAGGCCGCGGCCACGAACCGCTTGCTGCAATCCAACGGATTCGGCGTGGCGCCGTGGAGCGCCGGCGCCGGCGGTGCCGTCACGGTGGGGGTTGGATCCGTGGCGGCGCCGGATGGCACGCTTGCCGCCACGCTGGAGGATACCAGCACCGCCTCCATTGCAGGGCGGGGCCAATCCATCGCCATCACCAGCTCCACGGCCATTTACACCGGCTCCGTGTACCTCCGCGCCGGCTCCTCCTCCATCGCCTCATTGCGTATGGCGATATCCGGCGGCGGCACCGCCGTGCCGGCTGAGCTGGTGGTGAATCTGGCAACCGGAGCCGCGGTATGGCGCTCCGGCAATGTGGGCGCCGCCTTTGCCGTCACGCCGGCGGGCAACGGGTGGTATCGCGTGGCGGTATCCGCCTATGACAACGGCACCGGCAACACCGCGCTTGGGGTGGAAATCCGCCCGGCTTTCGCGCTGGCATATCCGGCCACCAGCTTTGACAGTGCCGCCACCGGATCCGTGCATGTGTTCGGCGCTCAGGTGGAGCAAGGCACCCTTTCCAGCTACATACCCACCGCCGGCGCCACGGTGGCGCGGAGTGCTGACACCTTCAGTACCGCCTCCGCCACGCGCGCCGCTGAGACTGTAACAATTCCCACTTTGGCGCCGTGGTTTAATCCGGCTCAAGGCACACTCCTCACCGAATACGTGGCGAGTACCGTGAAACCCGCGGGCGTGCAGGTGGCGGCACAATTCAACGATGGCACCCAAACAAACCGGATCGCCCATTTTGCGGTTAACAGCATTGGCCTAATTGCCACAAACATTGATGCCGGCGGCGTGGGGCAATTCGGATATACCGGCGGCGCTCCGGTTGCGGGCACCGTTTACCGCCACGCAACGGCGTGGACGAACAATGACTTCATTGCGGCACGCAACGGGGCGCTTGGCTCCGCGGATACCAGCGGCACCGTTCCCGCCGTCACACAACTTTTCATCGGGCACCGGGCCAATGATCAGCTCAACGGGTGGTTCCGCAAGCTGAGATATTGGGGCGCCCGGCTCCCCGATGCCGATGTGCAAACCACCTCCGCCGGCGGCGCGGTATCTGCCGCGCCCGCGCTTGATCTGGATTTTCTGACCTATGCCACCACCACCGTTGCCATCACCAACGGCACATATGATTTGTACGTGGAGGGCGCCGGCGGAGCGGAATGGCGATCCGTCACGGTTTCCGGCGGATCGCACACCATCACGCCGCCGCCCGGATCGCTCAGTGTCACCGCCTATGCGTTCTATCCGCCGGGCGAGGCGGAGCCGGCGGCGGCTTACTACGATGGCCGCATTGTGGAACCGGGCAATTTCCAGCGCGCGGTGTTCGCGCCGGGCACCACCGGCGGCGAGTCCACCGTGGGCGCCGGTGAAATCATCCTGGCAAATCCGGATGGCGGCTTGGATGGCTTGCTGGATTACGGGCTGGACGGGCGCCCGGTGCGGATCAGCACCATACCAAACGAATCCGCCGCGGCCTCCTCCGCCGCCCGGTGGGCAACCGCCACCGCGCAACAGGTGGAGGTGAGCTGGAACCGGGTAACCATCCGGCTCCGCGACCGGCTGGAAATGCTCCGCGTGCCGCTGCAAAGCACCGTGTACGCCGGCACCACCACCTCCGGCGGCTTGAACAGCGCGGAGGGGCAGCCGGAGGATTTGAGAGACCGGCCTAAGCCTTTGCTCTATGGCGAGGTGTATAACGTGCCGGCGGTGCTGGCAAACGCCTTTGACCTGATATACCAGCTCCATGATGGGGCGTTGGCCTCCATTGATGCGGTGTATGATGCCGGCGTGCCGCTCCTCTTCAGCGCCAACTATGCGAGCATCACGGCGCTCCGTACGGCCACCATACAGGGCGGCAACTACGCCACGTGCCTATCCGCCGGCCTGTTCCGGATTGGGGCCAGTCCTTTTGGTGCGATCACGGCGGATGCCACGGAGGGCGCCACCGCGGCGGATCGCACGGCGGCACAGGTGGCGCGCCGGATCATCACACGATCAGCGCTCACCACCGGCGATTTGGACCTAGCATCCTTCACGGCGCTGGACGGCGATAACAGCGCACCCGTGGGCATATGGTTCCCGGATCCGGTGACGGCGCTGGAGGCCTCCAACACGGTGCTTTCATCCGTGGGAGGGTGGCTACTGCCCAACAGGCTTGGCGTGTTCGAGGTGGGCCGGCTGGAGGCGCCGGCGGCGCCGGTGGCCTCCACCTTCACGGAGGATGAGGTGCTGGAGCGCGGCGGCGGAATCGAGCGGATCGCTAGCGGTGACCGCGGCGCCGGCGTGCCCGTGTGGCGCGTCACGGTGCGGTACAGGCGCCACTATGCCGTACAGGGGGCCACGGAGGTAGCCGGGTGCGTGGCGAGCGCCCGGCGCGCTGAGCTGGCACAGGAGTGGCGGAGCGTCAAAGCGGAAAACAGCGCCGTCAAAACAAAGCACCTCCTCGCCACGGAGCTGAGCGTGGATACCTGTTTGGCCGATTCAGCGGATGCTCAGGCGGAGGCGGAGCGCTTGCTGGCGCTCTACAGCGTGCGCCGCGATCGGCTCATTGTGCCGGTGGATACAGACCTTGCCGCGGCGGTGGATTTGGGCCGTACCGTGAGCATACAGGTGGGCCGGTGGGGGTACAGCGGCGGGCGCCTCATGACGGTGCTAGGCCTTGCCGAACAGGCCGCGGCGGGTGTCAGCGAAATCGAAGTTTGGGGTTGACCTATGCCTAACAGCGTTCCGGTTACATCGCTCAGCGCGGAGGCGGTGTTTGGCGCCGTCAATCTGACCATGGGCACGGAGGCAAACCCATGCCTCCCGTACCTTCAGGTATCCGGCTATGAGTGGTGGGCTTCCACGTCCAACGATCGCACCGCGGCCACCAAGTTAGCCACCACCGTAGTGCCGTTCTACCAGCACACCACGGCGGCATTTAACACACCATACTGGTATTGGGCCAAGACGGTTGACGCCTCCGGCGCCGTTTCGGATTTCTTTCCAGCCACCACCACCAGCTCAATCACGGCCACACCCAAAACCGCTGCATCGCTTTCGCTGAGCATGAGCGCTTCGGCCATAGTGGTGCCGGCGGATGCGTCGGGCAATGTCACCAGCTTTGCCGGCGCCGCCTCCACGGCCAAGGTGCTGGACGGCGCGACGGACGTAACCGCGCAGTGGAGCTTTGCCGCCGCCTCCACGGGCGTCACGGTGACACAGGCCGGCGCCACATTCACACTCGCGGCGGTGGCGGCGGATAACGGGTACTTTGACGTAACCGCCACCCGCACCGGGTATCCAACCCTCACGGCGCGAGTCACGGTTTCGGAGGCCAAAACCGGCGCCACGGGTGCCGCGGGCGCCAGCGCGCCGGCGCTCCGGCTCACCGCCTCCAGCCAAATTTTCCAAATCACGGCGGCGGGCGCAAACTCGCCGGCCTCCATCACGTTTACCGCGGCGCTGTTGGGAGGGTTGGCCGGAACGCCAACCTTCACGGTGACCGCGGGCACGGCCACGCTCACCGGCACCGGCCTCACGCGCACCCTCACCTTTGCCAATCTCACCAGCGATACCGCCACCATACAAGCGAGCTTGAGCGGCTCCACGGATACCATCACCGTTGCCAAGTTGCGGGAGGGCGCCGTGGGCGCCGCGGGGGTGAATGCCGTAATTGCGTTATTGAGTAATGAAGCTCACACGCTCCAAGCGGATGCCGCCGGCGTGGTGGGGAGCTTTGCCGGCGCCGCCACCACCCTCACCGTGTATGAAGGCCTCACGGATGTGAGTGCCAGCTACACGGTGAGCAAGGCGGACACCGGCGTAACCTCCACGCTGGCAACCCGCACGGTGACCATTACCGCCATGAGCGCGGATTCCGGCTATGTGGATATCACCGCCACGCGCTCCGGATACCCCACCCTCACCAAGCGCTTTGTGCTGGCAAAGGCGCGCGCCGGCGCCACGGGCGCCACCGGGCCGCGCGGATCCAAGCATTTTTATGTTTCCGGCCATTCCGCGTGGAGCGACACCGCGGCCAACACCGCCTCCAATGTGGAAGGCGGCAAGATGCTCAACGATATTGTCACCCTCTACAACTCCACGGATTTCAGCCAAACGCGGTTTTGGAACGGCTCCGCGTGGAGCGCCATCACGCAAGCGATCGATGGCAACTTGCTTGTTTCCGGCTCCGTGGGCGCCACCCAAATCTCCGCCGGGTTTGTTTACGCCGGCGCCGTGGATGCGGCACAGGTGACCTCCGGCACATTCACCGGGCGCACATTTCAGACCAGCTCATCCGGGCAACGGGTGGTCATTGATGCCGCTAACAATTCGATCATCGCCTATAACGCTGAGGGCAACATCAATGCGAGATTGGGCGGCACCACGGACGGCTACATTTATTCCGTGAATGAGGGGCAATCATCGCTCCCCGCCATTTACGGCTGGAGCGTATCGGCGCAGCCGGGCGTGCTGGGCATCGGATCGGGCAGCGGGGATTGCGTTCGGGGGCAAAATTCAATCGGCACAGGCAATGCTTTAACGGCTGTGGTCACCAGTCCCATAGGCACCCCGCACGGCCTCGCGGTAGGCCATAGCGGTGCCGGCGGGCACGGGATTTCGGTTACCCGCTCCGGCTCCAACAATGGGTACGGCGCCGTTATCGCCACCACGACAAGCGGCACCGGGGACGGCCTTTACGTCAGTAGGACAAACGGCACAGGCCGGGCGGCGCTTCTGGAGGCGGCGGCGCAGAACTATGAGGCGGTTGCCATCGCCAAAACCGCGTGGGGCGGCAGCAGCGGGCATTGCCTCCGTATCGTCTACGCGCCGGCTGGGGATAACCGGGTGGGCCGCGGCATTCTTGGCGCCGCCAACGGCTACTTTGCTTACAGCGAGATCGGCGGATATGGTCCATTTACCGGCGCTCATGATGGCGTGCTGGCAAGCTCCGCCGCGGCATCCGTTGGCGATATTCTGGTGGATGTTGAGGTGCTGGACCGGCAGGGCGTGAGCGATGTAATCACCCGCGTTGCCCGCTCCACGTCCCCGCTTCAGCGGACGGCTATCGGGGTGTTGGCTCAGCGGAGGCCAATGGAGGGTTACGTGCCCGCCGCGATGACTGAGGGTTATGACCAGCACCAGCGACCTAAGCGCCGGAAAAACCCAAAGGTGGATGCGGGAGATTGGGATGCCGTAATCATCAATTCGGTTGGCGAGGGCATGGTGAATGTGTGCGGCGAGGGCGGCGACATTGCCGCCGGGGACCTGATCACCACCAGCTCCACGCCGGGTGCCGGCATGAAGCAACTGGATGATCTGGTGCGCTCATACACCGTGGGCAAAGCGCGCGAGGCGGCGACCTTCAGCAATCCAAACCAAATCCGTCAAATCGCTTGTATCTACCTGTGCGGCTGAGGAGTCCCCATGGCTAACATCGTTATAGGCCACGGCAACGCCGTGGACGGCTCCACGCTCGCCGGCGGATCATGGAACGCCGGTTTCCCGCTCAGCAATTTGAAGGATGCGCGCTTGGCGCTGGTGGCGCGCACCACCAACGCCGCCACCACCTCCACGGTTTTCACGGTGGATTTGGGCACGGCCAAAACCATCCGGGCGGTGGGTTTGGTCAATCACAACCTGAGCAACGGTTCATCGTGGACGGTGGAGGCCTCCAGCTCCGCCGCCTTTTCCAGCATTGGGTACGCCAGCGGCTCCGTGCCATCATGGCCGGCGGGCACGGTGGCCGCGGATATCGCCGGCGTGGCGCGGCCATGCTCCGCCACCGCGCTCAGCGCCACGTTCCGGTACTGGCGCATAGCCATAAACAACCCGTCGAATCCCGCCGGCTATATCCAAATCGGGCGGCTGTTCATTGGCGATGCGTGGCAACCCTCCGTGAACTACCAAGCCGGCGCCACGCTGGGGTACGAGACGGATACCAGCTTTGAGCGTTCATTGGGCGGCGCGGAGTTCGCCAGCGTGCGGCCTATGCGCCGCGTGATGCGCTTTGGCTTGCCGGCCTTGCCCAATGCGGAGGCCTTTGGCACAGGGCTGGAGGTGATCCGGCGGAGCGGCACCCATGGCGAGGTGCTGTTGATCCCGGACAGTGCGGACACCGCCAACCTCGCCCGGCGCAACTTCATGGGGCGCCTCCGCCAGCTCTCGCCGGTTGAGCAACCGTTTGGCACATCCGGCACGCTTGGCTTTGAGGTTTCGGAGTTGCTGTGATCCATGCCTAGGGGTGTGCGGGCATGGCTGAGGTTTATGGCCGTGTTCGCCGCCTATATCCTCAGCGCCGTGCTGATCGGCGTGGTGATGGCTCACTGTGCCGTGGCCGCGCCAAAGCTCCAGCGGGGCGAGCTGGAGTTGATGGCGCGGGTGGTGCAGCGGGAATCCACCGGCGAAAGCGCGCTAGGGCAAAAAGCTGTGGCGTGGACGGTGATCAACCGCCTCCGTGAGCCGGAGGTTTATGGCGCCACGGTGACCAAAATCCTCACCCGCAAATACCAGTACGCAAAGCCGGCGCCGGCGGATGACAGCTCACCGGCGCACCTCCGCGCCATGCTCGCCACGGTGGAGGCCTTGCTAGGCGTGGGCGGCGATCCGTCGAATGGGAGCACCCACTTTCTCCGGTGCGACCTCCGGCCTCAACCGGCGTGGGCGCGGAGATTTGAGCGGCGCGCCGTCCTGGGGCACCATTGTTTCTATCGCAGTAGGAATTGACCATGCTGAATCCTCCTCGCCCGCAACGCCGGTGCAATGACAAAGGCATTGCGCTGATCAAGGAATTTGAAGGCCTCCGGCTGACCAGTTACTATTGTACAGGAGGAAAATGTACAATAGGGTACGGCCACACGGGGCGCGATGTTAAGCCGGGGATGACTATCACGGAGGAGGAGGCGGAAACCTTGCTTCGGATTGATCTGGCATCCGCAGAGGCCGCGGTTAGCCGGATGGTGCGGGCGAAGATCAGCCATGACCAGTTCAGCGCCTTGGTATCGCTGGTGTTCAATGCGGGGGAAACAAATATTGCTAAGTCAACACTCATACGAAAATTGAATGCTCAAGACTTCATGGGGGCCTGGGCTGAATTCCCCAAATGGGTACACGCCGGCGGCAGGATATCTCAGGGACTCATCCGCCGGCGCGCCGCTGAACAACGTCTATTTAAGCCTAAGCCGGGCGATGCAGTTTACTGACTCGCCACCTCGCGCGCCCGCATGAACTCCGCAATTTTATATATCTCCTCCGGCAAGGCGGAGTTTTTAAGCACATTCGCCCGATAACTTATGACCATGATGTTATCCGGCGTGTATCCCTTGCGTGGATCAATGCGATCTATGCTAGGCGCGTTATCCCGCGGGCGCCGGTTCAGATTGCCGCGGCGCTCAGGATCAAGGGTTATGCCAAGGACCGGGCACCGCTCCGGAATCACTATGTCTGTCATTTTGATGGTAAACGGGATGCCTCGCTTTTTTGCGCGCTGGCGCGCGGCTTGATGGAGCGGAGATACTATGGTGTTGGATAGCCCATGTAGGAAGCCTTTGCGCCGGTTTGAGCATGACAGACAGCGGGTTTGGATTCCCCAACCCTCCCGCTTGATCCAATGGGCCGTGCCGCATGAGCAAACCACCTTAATCTCAAAATGTTTTCTCTTCGGGCCTTGCCCATATCTGGACTCTCCGGTGGCGGTTAGCTCGCTGAATACGGAGCCGGGGACAGGCGCCGTAGCGCTCCGCCATAACTGTTTGCCCCTCCGCCGCCTCAGCGCCTCACCGTGATGCCTCCCCGCGATGCGCCGACACATGACGCACTTTCCACTAGCGCTGATTTTTGCGGCAACGTGACCGTGCGGGCATGGCGTGCCGGGGTAGTAGTGGAGCGCGTTTATTCGTTGAGCTTCAACTTGGGTGCGCGGCAGCGCCGCCAACTTTTCCTCAGTCCAATCGATACGAGCGGGCATGATGTAGGGCTTACCTTGGATGATTGCGAATGCTGAACAGGATAAGCCGGGCGGGCACACGTAACGCCAACTACTCCGGCGCTCTTGCGGAGTCCCTCTAATGCCGCTCCGCGAGGAAAAGGCGCGGCGGCTGATCGAAGCGGTGCGGGCGAACATTGATAATTGGTGCCTTGCCTGTGAGGAAATCGCGGAGGCCGCACATCCGGTGACCGGCAATAAGGCGCGGGCGCTCCACCTCCAGAAATCGCTCATGCAAGCCAAATCAGCTATTGAGCACATCATGAAGGATGCCGAAAAAGACTGACCGGCGTTAAGCCGGCGTTCATATCATACCCCTAATGATACGGGCTGATCAGCAGGAGGGCGCCCGATCATGGTTGACACTACTCCGGTTTTTGAAACCGCACCCGCACCGACGAAACCGGCTCAGACCGTGACTTCGCAGATTTTGCGATTCCTCGGAAAGCGGCTTAAGGAGGGTTCGACTCTTCGCGGCATCCTCCTGTTGACCACATCCGCCGGCGTGTACCTTTCGCCGGAACAGCAAGAGGCAATTATCGCCATAGGCCTTGGCCTCGCCGGATTGATTGGCGTGCTGTTCCCGGATGCGGAGGCGCCGTGATGGTTGGCGGCTTGGATCATGATGAGCGCCAAATGCTCCACGATCTGGTGGCGCATTTCGTCAACGCCTTGAACGCGGAGCGCGCGCGGGTGGCTGAGCTGGCGCGCAAGCTGGATGCGGCCAACGCGCGCTTGGAGCTGTTCACCGGCGCCTCCTACGGGGCGTTCTGATCGTGGGTACTTACACCCGCCAGCTCATCAGCGACTCTCACATTGCCCGGCTTTACCGTGGGGGCGCGTCGCGCTTCGTGATTTCCAAGCTCGCCGGCCTCACGGATTACCAGCTTGTGGCCGTGCTCCGCCGCAACGCCATTCCGCTCCGCAGTGATGCGGAATGGCGGGAAATCGCCCGGAACAGTCGGATGCGGTGGATTGCTTACAAGGCCGGCGGGCGGGCGGCGTGAATGCATCTCGCTTTCCAGCGCGGCCTCATCCACGGTAGCCATTGGGCCA